TTTGATTGCCCCCGATTTAACTCTTGCAATGGAACGTTGTACCGGAATGGAAGCAATACGCCCTGCCAACAATCCCACGCAAGCACCTTTTGAGCCGCTCACTGTATCTCCGATAAAAACCGCCACTCGGTTATCGCCACCTGTCGTCAAGTCTGCCAAGTCTGCAGCAACACCGGAATAGTGTCTGCCCTCTACCAGCACAACAAAAGGAGCAAATTTACTTTCGGCATACTCTTCCGCCAAAACCTGACCATTCAGGATGGCATTGTACACATCAGAGTCGAGTCCGGAATCCACAAGAGCCTCATATCCCTCTTCATCCTCTTTTGCCACAACCAACAAACGAATTTCACCATTGGCAGCATCCAAAAGAGAGGGAGCATAATATTTGGTTTTATCCAACATATCCATCATGCTGACATACTTGTCAACACCATATACCCATAGGGCAGAAGCAACAGGAGCTTCATCGTAGAACTCTTTTACCGCCTTGTAAAGACGTGGGTTATTCTCTTCGGTAACACCTTTTTCCATCAACTCTTTAAGAGAAAGGATAAGGTAAGGAGTCTCCAGCTCAAAGGACCCCTCTACAGCCGTAGCCGAGACAATCAAGCCGATTACTCCGTCATCCATGGGTGAGTTTGCACCCAATAATCCATTTTCAAATTGTATTTTTACTCTTGGTAACATAGTCTATAAATATATATTATTAAGCGGTTTTAGAGACTCGCCTGAAAATCTTGTATATAAATATTGTAATTATAATTAAGCAGATAAGCCAGAGAACAATTCCGGAGCCGATCAAGGATTTCTGCAGAGTATTAAATTCCTTTTCAACTTCCACCATCTCCAGTTGCGAAACTATCATTGTATCAGAGCGTATCATGGTATCACAACGGAGCCGATCTCGATAGCGCACGCTTACACGCTCTACATAGATTGTATCACTACCTCTGTCAATATAGATACTATCTTTTTCATAGACGTAGCAACTATCCGTTTTGGTAATAATACTATCCCTCTTTTGCGTCTGGTTCTGCATCGTCTGCGGTATCGACCTGCAACTGTTGACGCACAGGGCAAGAAGCGCTATACACACAAGTATTAGCCTTGTCGATAGCTTTGCGTAACCTTGTAATTTCTTTACGTACTGCATTTAATTCTTTTCTTAGTGGTGAAACAATGTTTTCCATCAATATTTCAGTGCCTTTTTCTATTGTGGTTAATTCCGATAATTTAGCATTCGCCTCTTGTTTCTTGCGCTCGCTTTTTAATGTTGCTACCGTAACAATAAAGCCTCCTCCTAAAATCAGATTCAAAACCAATGATATAATTTCCATATAGCCATCTCTTCTTAATATTGTTTAATACCTATTTCATTTAGCCAATTGCGAACAGAGAAAGAGGGACAAGCTTTCTTTACTCCCGGCAACTCTCCATGCCCACAGATTTTAACTTTTGGGAAAATTCTATGAAACTCTTTCACATACTGCTCCATGGCTTTTTTCTGGGCAGGAGTTCTTGTGTCTGCAGGATTTCCCCATTTATCACAACCACCCACATAAACAATATGCCGACTGGTTGAATTATATCCTTTGGCACCATTGGTGATTTCCCAAGAATCGACTTGTGCATCCTCGTTGTTCTCAACGAGTCTTTCCACCCTACCATCCAAGTGAAACAGATCTGTGTAACCAACCTGTTTCCATCCGCGACCACCCTTACTCACCGGGTCAGTATGCCATTTGTAAATCTCTTTTGCTGTTACTTCACGGCCTTGCGTCGTTGCGGTACAGTGTAGCACAAGTCTTTTCAATGGAGCACCCATCACTCAAATCAGTTTCAAGATCCCTGAATTAGCAATACAACCCCTTTGGAGTCGTAGCGCACATGTTTACCACCTGCACGAACCAATGCGCTGAAGACATCACCGTAATACAACGGATCTCCTGCACTATCGAACAACTCTGTATCTCCCAAGGCTCTTGATACACAATCCTTTTGCCAAGCCAATCCGGCTGCCGAATCGGTTGCTGCCTGTTCTGTGGCAATTGCACTGCCATCTGCCTTGCAACGCAATACCTCGCTGCGCATGTAGAAATCGAAGCCATAGAGTTTTCCTATGATTCCTTTCTCGGCATCGGCCGCAGACAAAAAGGCGTTGTATTGATTGGCTGTCAGAGAGTCCAACAATTGATTATACATTTCATAATCCAATAGAAAACACCTGTCATTGGCAGGAATGTTGTTCTTGTCAAAGAGTTTTTTCACTGCAAGAACATCTTTCAACGTCACGGATTTGCGATTACCTGTTGCCGGAGTATCTCCACCCAAATGAGCAGCAGAATCCTCTCCGGAAGTCATCACCTTGTCAAACTTAGTCGGAACCCAATTCTTAATCAGATCGTTATGAATTGCTTCTGACAACGCAGAACGACTTGCAGCAATGATGCTTTCGCGTTTATCATAACTCAATTCAACAGTTTCTGCATTAGGCACGCGAAATGGGTCGGTGGTGAACTCGCCAATCTCATACGTAAGATCATTGTCTGTTCGGCTTTTTACTGACGCAGGAAAGGATGTTCTTCCCTTAATTACTCCCGGTTTAGCTCCAGCATTAGGAACATGAACTGTTTTGTTATTCACGAATGCGGAGTGGTCTGCCGACCTCGACGCAAATGAATTGTCCGGGAATAAATTCCCGACAATAGAATCAATCCAAATTTCTTTTGTTAATGCCATTTTTTTACTTCATTTAATGATTGTTTTTACTTGAATTTTTCATTGAATTTTTTTGTGAACAATTCAGGATCGTTCGCTTTAAGTTCTGCTAATTTTCCGGATTTATCCAACTCATCCCAACTCATGTCGGAGTAGTTGGTTCCAGAATCTACAGTTTCAATTTCAACCTTTTGTTTCGGTTCTACGCACGCCAAGAGATCTTTCAAATCTTGAGGATTCTCTTTGTATGTTTTGCGGAGTTTGTCGGCCATCTGACGGTTAATCTTGTGTCCATCCAACGCCTCTTTTAAGATAGCTTCAAGCTCATCTTGAACCATTTTCGATTTCAGTTCGCTAAGCTCTTTTTCAATCTTTTGACACTTGCTTGCCTTATCTACAAGATCCTTGACACACTTTTCAAATAAGGCTTCAGAAGAGTTCTCGTTCAAATCTCTAAAACCAGCTGCTATCAATAGCGGTAATAAAAGTTTCTTCATGTTTCTTTCGTTTTTATGATTATTAATTGATGATAAATTATCACTTAAGTCATGCAAAACATTGTCATTCTCATCGTAGAGTTGTGCAATAGCATTGTAATTGCCCGGAATATCTACAATGGAGCATTCGCGAGGGAACCATTTTGTTACGGTTACATCGCTTTGTCCGACAATTTTCATTTTTTCATCATCACTCCACTCCAGGACGACGATATGACCGACTGAGGCGGCATTATAAAACCCATCTTCAATAAGTTGAGCCAATTGAGGGAAATCCCGATCGTTGATTACCGGTTTGGCGTAGAGTTTGTCACCATCCAACCGGAAATCTTCCCACCTAACAGCTACACCCTTATCCCGTTCGTGCATCAAATAGCCAATTGGTGGATTAAAACGCTCCAGTTCCAGACCTTCAGTTAGCAACCTGTAGCCATACACATTTACACTGTTATCCGTCAAACAAAATTCCTTTTCTACTTTCTTCATTTTTGTCGCTGTTTATCTGTTTTTCATGATGCAAAAATCGTATAGATTACACCCTGCAACAACAATCTGTGCCAATTTGGCTGTACTTTTTGTATCAGCCCCGTTTCTGCTTCAATTTTGCAATCACAATTCACTAACTCAATTATTGACAATGGCAAATCTTACAATTAAACAAAAGAAAGAATGGGCAAGAATGTTGTATCTCGACGGAACAACACTCTACACTCAAGCAGAGATTTCAGAAAAAGTGGGAATCTCCAGAATAACATTAGGAAGATGGATTAAAGATGAAAAATGGGCAGAACTGCGTGTCTCAGTAACCATGACCAGAGAACAATCAATCAAACGGCTATACAGGCAGATAGACGAAGTCTTGGGAGTCATTGAAAGACGTCCATGCGGAGAGAGATATCCAAGTTCTCAAGAGAGCGATACGATTAAAAAAATTACAGCTTCCATTAAGGATTTAGAGTCGGAAGTTGGTATTTCCGAGGTAATTAACGTCAGCGTTAAGGTTTGTGACTTTGTCCGGAAATACGACATCGAAAAAGCAAAAGAAATTTCCAATATATTTGATCAATACATTAAAAGTCTGTTATAATGAAAGCAACAGAAAAACAGGCAATTAAAAACTGGTTCTCTTACCATAAGGACTTGGCAGAATCAACACACGTCGATGTCTCCATGTCTTACACCGATATACAGCTGCATAAAGCGAAAATAGAAAGAGATCCTATAGAATGGATGACTTACTTTTTTCCAAAATATGCCTCTTACCCATTTGCACCTTTTCAAAGAATGGCAGTAAAACGCATTGTGGAAAACAATGAATGGTTTGAGGTTCTCTCATGGTCTCGGTCTCTTGCCAAAAGTACTGTTACCATGATGACAGTTCTCTACCTTACCCTCACAGGAAGAAAGAAAAACGTCATTCTTACCTCTAATTCAAAAGATAATGCAGTGAGATTATTAGACCCTTACCGAGCCAACTTAGAAGGGAATGGACGTCTTATTGCCTACTACGGCGAACAAATGAGTTTGGGAAGCTGGAAAGAGGATGAATTTATTACTAAATCCGGAATTGCATTCCGTGCACTGGGTGCGGGTCAATCTCCACGAGGCTCCCGAAACGAAGCTTTCAGACCGGATATATTCTTGGTGGATGACTTTGATACGGATGAAGATTGTCGGAATCCTGATATAATTGAAAAACGTTGGGATTGGTGGGAGCGGGCGTTATATCCATGTAGAGACCCTGCAACTCCAACACTTACCATTTTTTGTGGCAACATCATTGCCAAAGATTGTTGTGTTGTGCGCGCAGCCAAAATGGCAAACCATCACGATGTAATCAATATCAGAGATAAAAACGGACATTCGTCTTGGCCGGAGAAAAACTCGGAAGAGGCCATTGATGCCACGTTATCAAAAATCTCTACCAAAGCTGCTCAAGGAGAATATTTTAATAACCCTATTTCAGATGGTGAGGTATTCAAGAATTGTCTGTTCGGAAAAATACCGCCACTACACAAGTTTAAATTTCTCGTTGTGTATGGCGACCCTGCACCTTCAGAAAACAAGAGTAAAGCATCCTCCACCAAAGCAGTGTGGCTATGTGGAAAATTAAATGGAGTGCTTTATATCATTAAAGGATTTTTGGATAGAGGATTGAACAAGGATTTTATCGAATGGTATGTACAACTTAACGACTATGTAGAAGAACGAACAAATATCTACAACTACATGGAAAACAACAAACTGCAAGATCCTTTCTTTCAACAGGTATTTAAACCTATTGTAGCAGAACGCCGTAAAGAATTGGAAAAGGAGGGAAAAACACTCAATATTCTTGCAGACACGAAGAAAAAAACCGATAAAGCCACACGTATCGAGGCGAACTTGGAACCTCTGTCTCGCTTAGGAAAATTGGTGTTTAATGAAAAAGAAAAAGATTGTCCGCACATGAAGCGACTTGTAGATCAATTTCTCCTCTTTTCTCTCAACCTCAAATATCCGGCTGATGGCCCGGACTGTATAGAAGGAGCCAACAGGATTATTGATGACAAGATTTATTCAGACAGACCTATAGATGTTATAGCAACAAAAAAAATTGCGCACAAAAATTCAAGAAGACTATAGACTGATAATAAACTTATTAAAGCTATTTATTATGAGTAATTTTATTGATATTAATGATTACGATGCTTCAATCCACTCTGAGATATTGGACGCATTGACAAGGAAAGACCCTCTTGTGATTGAAATTTGCGAAGAGAGAGCCATTGCCGAGATGCGCAGTTCGCTCAAAGAACGATATGATGTAGATGCCATCTTCTCAGCAAGAGGAGAAGATAGGAATCCGTTGATTGTAATGTTTGCTTTGGACATTGCAATTTACCACATCTTCTGCATTCATAATCCTCAAAAACTTTCTCAAATGAGAAAAGATCGGTATGACAGGGCTATAGAATGGCTGAAAGCCGTAGCTAAAAGAACAATATCCATAGATGGAGTTCCAACCGTCAAAGAAAGTGATCCGGGAACCTATTCAAAATCACCCTATTTGATGTCTTCCAATGCAAAAAAGTCTCACCATTATTAAGCAACGTTATGACTAAACAACAAAAGAATACAAGTTTTAAAAAGGGAATACGCCCGGTAATTGAACTATCAAAGCCTAAACGGTTTGGCCTTGATATTCAAACTTACATCAATGCGATTAATTCAGCAGAAAATACAATCAATCCGCGCCGCTATCAATTGTTTGACCTATATGCTGATATTCTATCTGATGCGCACCTCTATTCTGTAATACAGAAAAGGAAAGCATCTGTTTTGAGCGTCCCAATCAAATTTATTGATATAGACGGGAATCCTATTGACGAGGTAAACAAACACATCCATTCCCCTTGGTTTTCTCGGTTCGTTTCTCAATGTATAGACTCTATCTTCTGGGGATTTTCTTTGTTTCAACTTGATCGCAGCGAAGATGGTTGGATAACAGCAGAACTCATCAACAGAAAACATGTCTCCTTAGAACGACGGGAGATACTCTATAGACAAACAGATTCTTTTGGCACTCCTTTTGACAGGTTCTACAATCTTCTTTTGATAGGGGAAGAAAATGAGTTAGGTCTTTTGGCAAAAGCAGCACCTTTTGTTATCTACAAACGTAATGCAATGGGAGATTGGAGTCAGTATGCAGAACTTTTTGGTATGCCTGTGCGAGAATACACTTATGACGCAACTGACGAAGAGACAAGGCAACAAGTGTTGATCGATGCGCAAAATCAAGGTGCAGCATCTGTTTATGTTCATCCAAACGATTCAACCTTCAAACTATTGGATACAGCCGGCAAATCAGGTAGCGTGGATGTCTATAAATCTCTTACAGAACGTTGTAACAACGAGATTTCCAAGTTGATACTTGGCAATACTTTGACGACTGAAGCAGGTGAAACCGGAACTCAAGCTTTGGGAACTGTACAAGCTAAGGGAGAAGATCTGATTACCAAATCGGATAGGGAAATGATTCTTAATATTCTTAACTATGACTTGACTGATATTTTCTTC